GAACGAAATCTTGGGTGAGTTGTTAGTGAACGTTCCGGTAAACGTCTTGCTCCGACCATCACCAGCGACGTCAATACCGAGGAGACCGGTAACCTTGGCGCCCGTCGCCGCATTGACGATAGTGCAGCCCGTCGTAATGCCAGCGCCAGACGAGGACACCAGCGTCACTACACCACCGCTCGGCACAGCCGCAGCGGCAATGGCCGATGTGGACAGGGTCGATGGAATGGAGTCGATGAGGCAGATGCGGCCAGCAGTGCCCCATCCGTAGAAGGGCTGCTGGTCAGATTGCCCTGGCTGATAAGTGTACGGCAGCCGTGGGTCCAGAATCATGTCACCCATGAACCAGAACGACGGGCTAATCTGCGCGTTGCTGTCCAGCGATGTGCCAAGACCAAACGCGCCGACCGGGCCAGTATGTGCAGTAATTCCCATTTCTAGCTCCTAAACCTCTATAACCATTAAGAGGTTGGGGTACTTCCATAAAGTGCCCGCGGGTCGTTGTAGTTGAAACTGTATCTTTCCCAACCTTTGACGAGTAGGTTGTCTGTCGTGAAATCGACTTGCATGTCAATTTCGAAGGGCTCGCGCTCCAGGTAAAGCAACCCAGGCTGGTCGGTCTTGATGAACCATGGGAAGGCGCTGGTGAAGAACACGTCCTTGACGTATTCGGTCAACCCACCTGCCACACTTGGCACAACGTTCGGGTCGTTGTCCCCGGTGCCGGGCCGAAGCTCGGAGCGGAGGAGACGAATGGCGACCGGCTCGTTGTTTGGATGGATGACGAGCACCTTGCCCGTGGCCATCATACGGAGACCGGCATTATCGTAGAAGCCGGTCTGAATGGCAATCATGCCGTTGAGCAGCGTGGTCTCGTTAAGGTCCACCTGCACGGTCGGGGTGTTCGCCCACGTCGCCGGACCAGAACCACCAGCAGGCAACGGATGCGCGGTATTGAGGAGCGACACACCATCGCCCTGCACCGTAGCGTCGAATGTCGTCGCATTGTTGAACACGTTCGCGGCATAGATTTCCTTGGTCTGAGCGAAACTGCGCTGGAGACCGAGGTTCGAAGGCCGGAACTGTGCCTTGTAGAGGTTGTCCGAGATGGTGTTGCGGGTAATGGCATAACCGAGGCCAATACCGACGTGAAGCTGGTTGTAGACGAAAGCCTCGCCAGCGTTGTTGTCGAAGGCCGTCTGACCACCGTCAGTCTTCAGCTGAGCGACAGGCAAGAAGCGCATCGATGCGGTGCGCTCTTGTGCAAGCTCTGACTTGCCTTGGTCGAAGAGCTTTGGCCAAATCGCTGGCCACTGCTTGTATTCTCCAACCACACCCCGGAGACCGGGAATGAGCAAATCGCGAATTGCGGCGACATTGATTGCCATGACATTAGACTCCCAACAGCGCCTTATATTGCTGGTTGTTGAAGGCGACGATGACGTAGTTGTTAGCTGTCGTCAGGTCGGTGCCGTTTGCCCCGGGCGGCGTCGTCACGAGGTTTACGATTTTGAGTGGGAAGACGTTCGACGTGCCGGCATTGGCGGTATCAAGCAACATGCCGGAAATGCCAGTGGTCGTGCTGCCGGTCGGCGACGCTTTGACGTCCACAGTCTGACCAATGGTGGTCTGGGTCGCGGCGCTGGTGCCACCAGCCTGCGCAACCCACAGCGAGTTCGGGTCAGCACAGACAAAGGCCTCGACATCACCGTTGGCGTCAGAGCCGGGCCAGTAGTTGTTCCAGACGCTCTTCTTCTGGCTCAGTGAGTTGTATCGACAACCCAAGAAGACACCGACCAGAATCTTGGTCGCTGTCGAGCCGTCACCGTTCGCCCACTGCTCGACGAACCCGGTCGCGCTGTTATTCATGCGAACGAGGTCGCCGTAGTAGATGGCGGTTCCATACCCAGAGGCGATGCGGAACGGAGGATTGGAGTCGAAGCCGAAGTTGGGCGCGCTTGAAGCTGTGCCCCACCGCTTGAGCCCGAAGGCGCCGAGAACATTGGCCATGTCAATACGACCCTGCTTTGGCCCTCCAATAGCCACGCGGGGCTTTGGATTAGAGGCCAATGGCACTTCCACAGCGCGTGGAAGCAGTTTAGAGTGTGTGGATGTTGGGAACCAACGCGGTGGTTCTTGCTTCCGGCGGCGACCAATCCCAACGCGGTGAGACCGACCTACCCTTCAGTTCGCTTCGCGCGACACTGGTTACAGTCGGTAAGGTATCTCAAATAGCACCATACCTACAATAGCTACAGTCGAGCCACCTTTAGCGTTTGTTTTTGGAGAAAACGATGAGCTTAGAAAAGAGATTCTCTGGTCTAGAGTTCGACAAAGAAGGCCTGCCAGCCAAGCCAGCTATTGACACCACGATGAACAGGAGATTCTTTTTAATCGGCTCGGCCTCGGTGATATGCGCACCCCTCCTGAACACTCCAAAACATGCCCTTATCCCCACTAGCCTCGGTGGGCTGAGCAATAGATTTAAATATCGTAAAATTCACGACATTGATTTCACCCTCACACCGGGCCTAACAGAGGCCGATTACCGCGTAAATCTTTCGTTCAGTGTATGTAGTGAGATAAGCTCAGCTAAGCTGATGCAATTCTCGATGGGCAGCAACTGCTCGTATAGATGGCACGCATTCCCCGGCGAGGAGATTGTTGTCTTTGACCCGCTCTATCTCAAGATTGAGGTCACGCCAGCTGTTGACAATGCCGTGCTGCACCTCACCTCGAACTGCGAATACGTGCCGGCGCAGAAGGCAAAGCACTTTTTGGAGCAGGTAACGTTCAAGAACGGATTTGGGTCTTCGAATTTTGAGCCATTGGCTCTAGACCAAGAATACAGTGACTATAGCCACACCTAGACGGTGCGGGATGGCGCACCGTTAGCATGGGTGCGGTGCCTCTTATCCAATTCTCTCTCCTCCGCAATCGCATCAACGATAATCGTGCGAAGATATACCGAGGATGGGACGCCACTGCGCTTGGCAAGGTTTCGTATCGCCGCAAAATCAGAATCGCTCAACCACGTTGTGATTGCATTCTTGAGGACAAGGTGAGGTGGTCGGACATTGACCATCTCATGACTCCCACCGGGGACCATACGCGGGAAACTCCATGGACTTGCAATGCAGCACCCTCATCTGGTCCCTTATAAGACATCTGTCATCATAACTTTTCATCCCCCAAATGGTAGCATCTACAGGCACTTGTCTGTCATGTGCCATTTCAAATTCATGCAATTCCTTCCATCGATTGGCTCGGCGAGATACCTCGGCGAGGCTGTCACCGAGTATCCGAGTCACGCCATCCGTCATTGACGTGGTGGAGTCCGGCTCTACGACAAAGTGATGGGTGCGCTCCCTCAGCTTCATCGTGAACCCACGAATCGGCATCAGGTTAGCCGAAATGATAACCGCGGGCGCAGCTAGCAGGAAATTCCGGCGGGAAAGCATCGTCACTCCTCAATCACCATGCGGGCGATTTCCTTGGTGATTCGCGGGCGAACACCCTCATGGTCGCGCGTCATCGTATCTTTGGGAGCAAGACCGAGGCGTTGCTCGGCAGTGACGACTTGGTCACGCGCGCTACGATTCATCTCGCTCTTGGCCTCATTCGTCAATTCGATGGGCCGCTCCATGAGAATCATGCCGCCCTTGATGAGGTGAGGTTCTTTGTAGCCTGGGGGAACCCAATTTGGGTGCCTCGCTGAATTGACAGGCTCCCAACCCTGGTCTCGCATGCTGGAAATGTAAAACGGGTCCTGCTGACCATGGACAGACCAGCGCTTCCATTCGTAGCTCGAACCCTCGGGGATTTGGTCGAGCGGCAATGCAAACGGGTCCTCATGTTGGGATTGACCGCGCCGACGCCGCATGCGCGGAGCATCAGCATCGTGGGTCGCATCATGCTCTGGCTGACGCGTGGTCGCAGTGTGCGCTGGCGTATGCTGTGCGGCGCTTTGTTTGGCAACGCCACCAGGAGCGCCGGGATTAGCAACTGGCTGGGCAATACCAGCCGGAGCACCAGCAGCGGTGCCAGACATGGCAGTGCTGGATAGAATTTTCGGTTGAATAGCCATGTGATTCTCCTAACTACTTTTTCATCTGCGTGAGCATGTGCGACGCCATCGTAATGGTCGTCATATACTCAAGCTTCGCAAATTGCCCGCTCAATGTATCGCACTGTGCGTCGCGTAGGTTTTCATACAGCGACATCAAGTGCGGCATTCTCGATTCAAGCCATTGGACAAAGTTGCTTTCTGTCCAAGTTTCTGGATTGCTAGTTTCCCAAGATAGTTTCAATGTGTCGTCCTTCCCATCTTTCCTTCAGCCTCAAGCTCAAGCAGGTTCTTGGCATAGAGGCCGTATGCTTGCATCGGTTCGAGGTGCGGGAAGCTAATCTTAGCAGCAGCCTGCTGGTCCTTGGTCAAGCGCACTGAGCGGCTTCCAGGCGCTGGGCTACCTAGCGGCTCACGCGTCGGTGGCGCCGATGGCTGGGCCTGACGCTGCTTAGGCGCAGGCTTGGCAGGCTCAACAACAGCCTCCTCGACCTTCGCCTTAGGCTTGTC